CTTCGCCGTTCCTGCTGCGCCTTCGCCGTTCCTGCTGCGCCTTCGCCGGTGTCCCTGCTGCGAGAGACAGTCTTTTAAACTTTACCAACAGAATCCTTGAGCGCATCATCAATAGAGGTTTTCTTGGCCGGCCCCTCAATCTTGCACTTTTTGATCCGGATCCTCATGTGCTTACCCGGATCCCATTCGTCCGCATTCTCCGAGATCTCCCTGACGGTACCGGTCACGACCATGGTGATCTTATCGTTCACCCCGATACTGTTAAACCCGGAAATTTTCACCTCTGAACCACTCGGCAAATCCAGGTTACACTTTGCGTATTCCTTAGTCTTTGTCATCGCTACCTCCTCCGTATTCATCGGGCTATCCTCTTTCCTTTATTCGATTGCTGCCCTGCCTTGCAGCCTTCAGCCTCTCTTTTGCCGCTTTCGCTTCCGCTATCTTCCATCGCCGCGTCTTCTTCCTCCCAGCTCTCCGTCCCATGCGCTCCCTTCAATATTCAATTCAACCCTTCAATGGTGATAGTCTCGTAAAAAGTCTCTAAAGCCGTTGATTCCCCTGGATTCCCGCGTTCGCGGGAATGACGAAAACGGGAGTCCATAAGTGGTTGATTCCCCTGGATTCCCGCGTTCGCGGGAATGACGGAAACGGGTCAATAGTCAATATCAGGGTCCGGCTTCCCCTCATACTCCGGAGACCCGGCCCTGACCCCGCAGTGCGGGCACCGGTCCACATCTTCATACATCTGCGAATCCTCCATCCAGACGCCCCCGCACCTGTTACACACCCGTAAGGGTAAATCCGCTACTCCACTCATAATTATCTCTCACAGAGCCCACAAAGTTTAAAAGATTTTCTCTCACAGAGGACACAGACCCGCCTGCCTCGCGTTGCGAAGCATTGCGGGCAGGGGACACAGAGAAAAGATTTATAAATAAAAAACTCTGTGATCTCTGCGGGCTCTGTGAGAGGGTTTTTCTTTTTTCATTAAAAATTCAAAACTAAAACGTCCCTTCCTCCGGCGCCGCTTTTTCTGAGTTCTGATCTCCGGTCTCTGGCTTCTGATCTGTATCTTCCGGCTCCTCCGCCTCTTCCTTCTCATAATGATACGCGCCCAACTCGATCATTCCCGCATTTCCCCACCACTCGGGTCGGACCTCAAACCCGAACTCGGGCCATGTGCTGGCCTCTGAAAAGGCTTTTTTCCGCTTGTCCTTGACCGGTCTGCGGATATAGACCATGGCATCTAAATTGCTCGCATCCCCATCTACCGGTACCGGTACCCCCTCCAACTGTCTGCGCTCGATCTCCTTTTCACGGGCATCGTAAAACCCTGCCGACATCTCCTTACCTGTCCGGTCCCACCAGTTAAGGGCCAGCCGGTGCTGTGTAGGATCGCTGATAATATTAAGATCCTCTTTTTTCAATACCGGACTTTCGTCCTTGTACCCGTACACCCCGTTGGTATGGAGGAAAATCTGCCGCCCGTCGCTCTCCTGCCACGACCTGATCACATTGATCTCCTTCTGCCCGGTCGTCCCGTCCGGGTTCGTCACCTTGATAAACAGTTTCTGTGCCATAAAAAAACCTCCGGTTTTTAGTTATTTGTTATTTGTTATTTGTTATTTGTGGTTACCGGGCATTCGGGCCTGACATCCCAGACCCGAATAACCAATAACCGATAACCAATAACTGTCCCTTACTCTCCCACAAACAACATCTTCAATGAGACCGTCGGGGTCTCACCCGTGCCTAATTCCGGGAGTGCGATATCCGCGCCTCCACTATCTGCCGGGTCTTTCTGTTGATACATCAGGAGCTTGTGGTTGGTCCGGTCGTACTTATAGACATACCCGTCCCCGTAGGGCTGTTCGATGAGCCCGATATCCACCTGCCGCTGAAGCCCGAACAGACCGATGGCCGGAAGCTCCACCCCGCCGGTGGGATAGGTCAGCGCCCCATCACCGAATGCAATGGTCGCTATACCCATAAATTTACGCAATGCCCCGTGACCGATATCCTTATCCCTGGAATTCACGGTCACCGTGACATCAGTGCTCGCTAAAGCTGTCATGATAAAATTCCTCCGTAATTTTCGTTATTCGTTATCCGTTAATTGTTATTTGTGGCCATTGGTCATTCAGAGCCTGTCCTGCTTAGGGTGAATAACCAATAACCAATAACTAATAACCAATAACATCCTAAGTCGTTGCAACCAGGTCCGTCATGTTGGCCTTGGTCTCGGGCATTTGCTGGACCAGAAGCTCCGGTCTGAAATGACCCGTAGGTGTACCGGTCGCGGCAGTCGTCAACTGGACAACCACCTCTTCACCCGGTTCCAGGACCGTGCCTACGGCCACTTCGTCGTACAGCACCTTGCCCTGGGCCGTGGTGCCCATGATAAAGTGGGCGATATCCGCGGCGCCCCGGGACCCGTCCGACCCCAATGTGGGCCGTTTGTCAAAATCCACCACGGGCGTGGTAGAGCTGCCGGCGCAAACCTCGGTGACAGCGAGCTGCGCCCTCACAACCTGGCACTTGAACGGTACATGAAACACTCCCACATCCGCAGCACCCTGATCACAATCGACACCTAAGGCATCGTCGTAATCAACAAACAGATCCAGCGGAAGGGGTATCGTTAAATCGCTTCGTAACGTCATGATAAAATTCCTCCGTAATTTTAGTTATTCGTTATCCGTTAATTGTTATTTGTTCCGGTTACCGGCTATCCGCTTTCCGAATAACCGATAACCAATAACCTGCCTAAGAGCTTGAAATCCTCACGATCCTGGCCAGCCGGTCGGTGTTCACGGGAAACTTTACCCCGAAGGCCACGGTCCCGATCCAGGCAACCGCATGACGCCGGCCGAAATCCGCATTGGCGTTCGGCATGGCTCTCAGATGCGGAAACTCTATCTCGATCCGGGCAACCGCGTCCCTGCCGAAAATCACACCCTCGCCGAGGACGGAACCGGTACCGACCGAATTGCTAAGGGCCGACTCGTTGTTGACTTCAATCATCCGCACGGACTCTATCTGGCCGATCTCGCCCCGATAGAGATGATCCCCTTTGCGGAGATACATATTCCAGGCCTCGATCACACGGTCGTCACGCAGACCCCGGAGGGCCTTGGTGGACATTAAACCGATATAATGCTCGCCCTCGTAAAAGGGGACGTGCAGGTCCTTGACCATATAATCCCGGATGGTGGAGATGTGATGCTTGGTCACATTGACCAGACCTGCTGTGGATGCCGTGCCGTCCGTGTCCCATGTCCCGCCCGTAAGACTGGTGGGGATGAAAATCACCTTGGCATCGGTCCCGGTAAACTCCGTGGCCGCGGCCACATCCATGGCCTGGTTCATCTGGTCGATCAGGGCCTCCTGTGCGCCCTGCTTGGGATCGAACTTGGAAAGCTGACGCGCCAGGTCGGTGTACTCAACACCCCGGCCCCATTCCTTGATGGTGATATCCTGCTTTCCCATGGTGAGCTGATCGATCGGCACCCTTGTGGTCTCTTCCAACTGGGCCGATGTGGGATCAGATAAGGGTTTATAATATACAAGGGTAATACTCTCGCCCTTGCCCTTGCCGAATGAATCCTCCTTTTTGGTAAACGGCACAAACTTCCACTGCCTGGCCGCCACCTTCAGGAGTTTTCCCGACAGATGGTGGTTCTTATAGACGCCGGTCTGGGCGTCAAATTCCCACGTAAACGTAGCTTCGGTAGACATTTTCTACATCCTCCGTATGTGCGCATAGCGGTAAGCGCATGGCGCATGGCAAAACTGCTCTGCGCTCTGCGCTATGCTCTCTGCGCTTAGAGCATCCTTTCTTCCATAACGTCGTCGAGGGCGTCATTGAGTGTCACGGCCTTGGGCTTCGAGGGTTTCTCTTCGCTCCGATCGGCCGCGGACGTACCGAGAGGCAAATTCTCCTCCTGGTGTTCATCGCTCTTCTTCTCTGCCGCCTTCTTCAGACGCTCCTGGAAGCGCTGCTCCTGTTTTGAGTGATAATCCTTGGTCTGCTGTACGGCGAAATCTATCTGCTCGTCAAAAGAGAGCTTTTGGCCGTCCGGGCCTTCGGTAGGGGTAAAGCTGCAGGCCATCCGGAAATAATCGTCATCCGGATCGATCCCTGCGGTCTTAGCCTGGTCTTTCACTGCCTCCCAGACGGTTCCCTCGCTCTCGCCCGACGGGGTCTCTTCGGCTTTCGCCGCGCCCGCTTCGCCTTCCGCCATGCTCTCTGCGCCCTGCGCCCTGCGCTTAATATCAACCGCCGAGTCTTTCTCGGCCCAGATCCGGGATACTTTGTTACGGTAAGTCTCGTCCTCCGGATCCAGATCGTCGATTTTGACCAAGGCCTTCTCGTGCTCCTCGGTCATAAAATCCAGCAGATTCTTATCGTCCTGTTCCTGTGTTACCCTCTGTTTTTCCGCGTCTCGAGCCTTATCGAGTTCCTGTCTCAACCGGGCGGCCTCCTGCTCGACCTTAGAGGCCTTTGCCTGAATATGCCGGTAACCGGTCTCAGCGTCTTCCTGACTCTTAAAACGGAGTGGTTTTTTACCTTCATCCGGCGTCTTCTCTTTGTCCTGAGTTCCCGCCGCATCCTCTTCCTTTTTCTTTCCATCCGGCGTCTCTTCTTTGTCCTGAGTTCCCGCCGCATCCTCTTCCTTTTTCTCTCCGTCCGGCGTCTCTTCTTTGTCCTGAGTTCCCGCCGCATCCTTTTCCTTTTTCGGAGGGCTGTCCTGATCATCGGATTTCGGGGTAATGGTCGCTTTTTTCTGCTCTGCGCTTTCCGCTATGCGCTCTGCGCCTTCTTCCCGGGCCGCCTCAACGAGTTCTCCCTGGAATTTATCCATGCCGTCCACCATCGCCTGATCCAGATCCAGCGTAGTCTCCTCTTTCTCTGTTCCCATAAAAAACCTCCGATTTCCTGTTATTGGTTATTCGATATTGACCGGGGCATAAAAAAAGGCCGATATGGAGTGTATGGACCCCATACGGCCTTAATTTTGACTCTCAAAGGTGATCAAACCCCTAAAAGCGCCCCGTTTTTGATTGACTATTGACTATTGACTATTGAAAAAACTCTGTGTTCTCTGTGCCTCTGTGAGAGACCTTTTTTAACTTTAGGCACTCCCTATCCCCATGTTTGCTTGATACAGCTTATCCACAGCCACCTTGGCCGCATTAAACTTGTGTCCCATATCCTTCAGGACCCCGAGATACCCCTGGGCCTCGGGATCATCCTGTATTAATTGCAGCAGCCGGTGTTCCAACCGGGTCAGCAATAGATCCTTAAACCGCTCTCCCTCTTCGGAAACCCCCAGGGCCAGATCCTCGGCCTGGGCTCGCAGTTCCGCCTCGGACTGTGCCTTGCGGCTCGCCCGGCGCTCCGGGTCTGCCTGCTGTTTGGGCCGCAGACTCACCACATCCACCTTAGCTCCTGATTCCATTGCAGCCCTCCGGGCTGGTTATTAGTTATTAGTTATTGGTTATTAGTTATTTGTAAAAACTCTGTGATCTCTGTGTGCTCTGTGAGAGAAAATCTTTTAAACTTCGCCGTTCCTGCTGCGCCTTCGCCGTTCCTGCTGCGCCTTCGCCGGTGGCCCTGCTGCGAGAGACTTTTTCCCTTCATTCAAAATTCAATGTTCGACGTTCGTCTTTTTAGCGTTCGTCTCTTCCTTCCCCTCCAGCTTCTCCGCCAGATCCACCACCCCTTTCAGATCCTCCACTTCCTGGGCATCCGCCGCCGCTTCCTTTGCCTCTGCCTCTTCCTTTGCCACAACCTGTGCGATCTGTTTTGCCTCATCCTTGGAAACAAGCACACCCTCGTCATTCAAATTCACCCTCTCCACAATCGATTCCAGGGTCTTGAACGGCAAAATATACGGCGCAAATCTTGGCTTCTCGGCCAGCGGCACGATAATCTCCTGCAGCGCCTTCAGGGTCTCGTTTTCCTTCATAAGCGCCTGTATGCCGCTCACATGAAAAGATCCGTCAAAGACCGGCACACCCGTTACCCCGTTTGCGGCTTCAGGGTTGGGGGCTATTCCGTATTCAAGCAACTCGTCCGCGCTGAAGATCCGGGCGTAATCCTGATATCCCGCGTGGGTTCCGATGATCTCCAGCCCTGCATCTATCCCCTGAATAGCCCCGCGTTCGATATTTTCGCCCATAAGCGAGTAGACACCCATGGCCTGGTCGAGATTCTGCGCCGACTCGCGGGCGGTCATATCCTGCCGGTATCCCGGGAGACCCTGGACCGCGTCGGTCACAAACGACCCCCGCTGAAACTGCTGGTCGTGATACTGCACACTGGCAAGCACATCATTGATCCGGCTGCGCCGCTGCACCTCGCGCACGGCCTGCTGACCGCTGATCGTATCCTTTACCGCGTAGGTCTTGCCGGGCCATGACTCCACATCGGTCGGGTCCACCAGGGCATCTACATTGACCTCCGTGGGCGGGTTGACAAGCCACTGGAGGCGATCCTGCTGAAGACACATTGAGGTGTTTATGGCCTCCCACACACTCAAAACCCCTTCGAGAAGACCTCTGCCCCCGAATGCGAGAAGACCCGGCAGCGCTGAAAAAGAGATACCCGGCCATCTGAGCCGTTTATAGGGAACGCTTTTAGGTTTCTGGATGACACGGTTTCCGGCCACGGTATAGGTTGCCCTGGGCAGCAGAACCTCACCTTTGGGATCCAGGATGATCCCCCAGAACTCGGAGGTGAGTATCAATTTCCGGAACTTCGACCGCTCCCAGATCATATTCTTACGGGCCGAGATCGCATCTTTTGTCATAAAGGGATTCTGTGGGTCTTCGCCGTCCGTTTCCTTGGCCCGGGCCACGTCAAAATAGCGGCCCGACTTCTCGCCCTTGAGCAGTACAAAATAATCGAGCCATTCCTGGTGTATCCAGTAGATCCCCGATTGGCAGTCACGGGCCAGGGCATCCGGGTCGCGCTGTATCTTCCACGGTTCCACTAAGGCGAATTCCAGCCCCTTGCCGGGTACCCAG